AGTGTTACCATCGCCTCACCTGCAAGTCTGGGTGCTGACAGGACAATCACACTCCCTGACGCTGATGTAACTTTAGTTTCAGGAACTATGTCAACTGGATTTGCAGTAACAGACATAACAGGACAGACGGCACTTGGAGCAACACCAGCCGACACAGACGAATTTGTTTTAAGTGATGCTGGAGTTTTAAAACGAGTAGATTATAGTTATTTAAAAGGTGGAGATAATACTCCATCATTTATGGTTTATAATAGTAGCAACCAAAGTTTAGAAACTAACACTTGGACTAAAGCAACTTTAGGTGGAGAAGTTTGGGATAGTGATAGTGCTTTTGGAAGTTCAAAGTTCACAGTTCCGAGTGGGGAAGATGGGAAGTATCACTTTACTGCTGGTATTCATATTCAAGACCATACATCAGGAAGAACACAAGCGGCATTCTATAAAAATGGGTCAATAGTAGCTACTGACACTGGAATGGCAAAACTTCGGACAATACACCATGAAAGTGATACGACTTATGCTTTTATGTCTTGGAATGGTAATTTAGCAGAAAGTGATTACATGGAATTATATTGTGAACAAACAGGTGGCAGCACAGAAAATATTATGCTTGGCACTTGGTTTAGTGGTTTTAAATTAATAGGAGTATAATATGAATAATTTAGCAAATAAAATAATTTTGTATTTAGGCAGAACACCAGATTTTGATACAGAAATTTTACTTCAAGATGATTATACTGATGAGGTTTCAAATCCTTACATTAAAGAATGGAACGCAAGTGATAAAGTTAAACCTACAGACGCACAACTTGATGCTCTAGATTCTCAAGCAACAACTTTAGAAAGCAACAATCAAGTGGATTCAACAAGAAGAACGACATACGGAAGTTGGAACGACCAGCTCGATGAAATTTACCACGACATAGATGCGTGGAAAGCAAGGCTGCAAACAATTAAAACAAACAACCCAAAGAGTTAAAATATGGCATCAGTATTAAAAGTAGATAAACTAGATCCCCAAAGCGGAACGGCTCTGGAGATTGGCACATCAGGAGATACGCTAAATGTACCATCAGGCGTTACACTTGACATTAATTCTGGTGCAACACTGGATGCGACAGGAGCAACTGTAACTGGTGCTATTGGAAAAGTTTTACAAGTTGTTCAAGGTAAATCAACAACAGCAACTGACACAACTAGCACTTCTTATGTTGCTACAAATTTATCAGCTTCAATAACTCCATCATCTACAAGTAGTAAAATTTTTATTTTAGCACAAGGTTGTGGAGATACTGATGCGGCTACTAGACAGCTGGATGCTACCTTTTATAGAGACAGTACAAATCTTATAGGTGGTTCGCAACAGTCTTTTACAGCTCTTTATAGTGGAGATAGACTTATTTGTTCAGTAGTTGGAAACTATTTAGATAGTCCATCATCTACGTCAAGTCTTACTTATGCAGTTTATATAAAAACTCCAACTGGTGCTAATGTTGAATTTATTTCACAAGCCACAGAAGCACACATAACACTTATGGAGATAGGAGCATAATGATAAAAATAATACAAGCAATTTTAAAAATAAATCCAGAAGCAAAGGTAACTATTCAAGGAAATGATATAAACCAAATAACTTGGCACAATGGAACAACACCTATTTCTAAAGTTGACATAGAAGCTGAAATAGATGAACTTCAGGCAGAGTATGATGCACAAGAATACGCAAGAAAAAGAGAGGCAGAATACCCTTCCGTACAGGATTTAGTTGTCGCTTTGTATGATACGGATGACAAGGCAGCCATTGAAGCTAAACGAGCAGAAGTGAAAGCGAAGTATCCTAAACCTTAATGTTTAAACTGGACAACAAGGAATATGACGAAAGCAAGATTTCCGATAAGGGCAAGACCGCACTCTCACGCTTGCAGCAGATTCAAGCCAGCCAGAACAAGATCACATTGGAGTTTGAACACAACAAAATTTTGATAGACCACTACATGACCATCTTGAAGGGGGAAGTTAAATCCAATGCGAAAGATAATGTTTAGCTTGGCGATCATCTCGGCTATGAATATGTATGGATGCTCCCTGGGAATGACACCTGACAAGACTTCGGTGAAGGTTTCCAACACCATGAGTTCCATTGACAAGGCCAATGATGAGAAGGATCAAACGAAAAACTCCCTAACACTCTCCGTAACACAAGACTTTAAATGGGATTCAAATGAGTGATAAATGCCCTTGCGGTAAGTTAAAGGAAGATTGCACACACCCCAACTGTGAAGGTGAATCATAATGAACGGACTTAAAATATCCTTCGCTGTCGTGGCGTTTGTGCTTGTTCAAGGGATAGGCGTTATCTGGTACATTTCAAAACTCGATTCAAAAGTGGATCAGATGTACAAGAACTTTCAGGAAGAAAACAGGAAAGATGTAATAGAGAATCAGGTCAAGATGAAACTGGATCTGGAAAATCTCATGCAGGATGTAAAGCAAATCAAGAAGGATTTAAGACAGGGTAACAAAAAAGACAAGGAGATCATGGATCAGCATAAGCAACTGTTCAATATGTTGAATAGCTCAACTGACATGATGCAGCAGAACCAGACCAAGGGCGGTTCCTATTCTTATGGTGACTGATGGACTGGTTTGACAAGACAAGCATAGCGATAGGAATTATTACAGTAATAATATTTGTATTGGTGGTGGTGTAAATGGAAGTAATAATAACAATATATGCCATTTGGATCATAGGTGGTATCCTCGTTAATGCGGCAGGACTGTAATGGCTGACAGGGTAGATGTAAGTGACAAGACTGCTATTTCTATGCCTATGCGTAATCTGCTATCAATACTCGCAGCAGTTGGAATCGGAGTTTACGCCTTCTTCGGAATACAAGAAAGGCTTAACAATGTTGAAACGAGAAACACGCTTATGGAAGCCGACCTCGTTAAGAACACGGAATTTAGAATAAAATGGCCTCGTGGAGAATTAGGCAGTTTGCCTGCGGATAGTGAGCAGTTCATGCTCATTGAATACATGGCAGGACAAATGGAGAAGATGCAAGTACAACTCGATGCCATGATGCACAATGCCGTTAACATTACACGGCTTCAGGAAGATATGAAAGAAGCGAGAGAGAACATAGAAAAGCTCAAGGATAAATTAAGAGAAGCCAATGGAAATAACTAATGATCGAATCAATTATAGCATTACTTATGTACATAGGAATAAATTTACAGGAACATGTCCCGTATGACAATCTTGGAGATTGTCTGAAGGCAAAAAGAATATCAGAGAGAAGCTCTGGTGTTGACGGCCCTCGTCTGGAGTGTCGGCCCGTGAAAGCGGAAACCGAAATCTGGGTAGAGGATAACAAAAAACATATTATAAGGATAATAGAAGATTAATACATGACAACAGGTAAAATAAAATGGTTCAATCCCAAAAAGGGATATGGATTCATAGAAAATAAAGAGAGTGGCAAGGATGTTTTCCTTCATGTGTCCGCTCTGGAAGAAGCTAACATTAGCACATTGGAAGTCGGACAGGAAATTTCCTTCGACATCGGATCACACAACGAAAAGGAAAACGCAATTAACATTAAAAAGGTAGATGATTAAGGTATGGTTTCTCATAGCACTCATGTCCTATCCAAACACCCCAGCCATTCACTACAAGGGTTTTGGAGGATTTTTATCACAGGAAGAATGTGAAGAAAAAAGAATAATTACAGAAAATCAAATTGCTGATCTCGAAATAAAATTGAGGGGAACCGTTTATATAGAAACTTACTGTCTGGAAATGGAAGCATTTCAAAGCCAACTGGATAAGAAGAAAGAACTCGACAAACTAAAAGATAGCATAGGGGCATAGCATGGCCGAAGAAAAAATAACGGAGAATGAAAAAGATATTATCCGCATTGGCGGGGAACTTAAGCTCATTAATCAGAAATTGGATAACCATATTTTTCACATGAGTGCCAAGATTGATACGATATTCAAGATTGTTTGGACTATTTCCTTTATGATTCTTGCATTGCTGTTACGGGCTGTTTACTCAATAATGACGGTATAGCCTCAAAAAAAAACTGTCTAGGAAGCCCACTAGAGGCTTTGTAGCAAGTGAGTGGTATGATTGTATCCCTAAAAATGGTTGACAAAAAACGATTTCATTTAGTAAAGACATGAAAGTGAAAAATATTCTGATAATTTCAGATATTCATTTGCCCTTCCAGCATCCTCAAGCCTTTGAGTTTTTGGAAAAGGTCAAGAAGGATGTCAGGCCCGACCATGTAATATCCATTGGTGATATTTTAGATTTTGGAAGTGTTCAATGCAGCAGACCATCTGATCCCAATATAGATTCACCAGTATTTGAACTGGAAAAAGCAAAAAAAGAAATTAAGACTTTAGAGAAGTTATTTCCCAAGATGCAGATATGCTGGGGGAACCATGACCTGCGATTATTACGCAAGGCAGAGTTGGTGGGCATCCCTCGCTCCATGATTAGGAACATTAATTCCATTCTCGAAGTCAAGGCGAAGTGGACCTGGCATGACAAGATCATCCTAACGATGTCAAACGGCCAGTCAGTATATTTCACCCATAACTTCAAGCAAAATGCCTTATCAAGTTCAAAGGAACTAGGGTGCAGTTTTGTGCAGGGCCACTATCATACACTGGGATTAAGCATCCAGTTCTGGAGCAGTCCGACAGCATTAAACTTTGCGATGAATGTGGGCTGCCTGATTAATCCGAAGGCTGATGCCTTTCGCTACCAAAAGAATTTTCTCAAGCGTCCCATTTTGGGATGTGCTGCCATCATTGATTCATCACCACGGTTATACAGCATGCTGCTGAATGACAAGGGACAATGGGTTGGCAAGATATGAAAACAAAAACCAAAGACCCTTTAGTTCAAAAGGTCATAGACCGAATTGCCAGGAGAGCCAATACAGGCATCAAGAAATACGGCAATACGATGGCAACATCCACCAAGGGATATGTCGAATGGATAAACGAAGTCCAGGAAGAACTGGGAGATGCCATAGTGTATCTTGAAAAGGTAAAGAGTTTGGTTGGTGCAAAGGTCGAACAGCATATATATATAGTAAAGGACCTTGGCGGTGGTGGCGGGTACGATTTAAATAAATGGGAAGGAACAGACCCAGATTGAACTACGATAAAATTAAAGACAGCATAAAAAAACATGAAGGCTATCGGGATAAGGTCTATCGGGACCATCTCGGCAACCGAACTGTTGGCTACGGCCATCTATGCCTGGACAACGAAAAGTGGAGCGACAGTAAAGTGTATCCACTCAATGTTCTTGACCAGACATTTGACTTTGATTTTAATATTGCCCTGAATGATGCACGCAAGCTCATCGTTGAGGACAGTATTCATCAAGATGCTTTTTCCTGCCTAATAAATTTATGTTTTAATTTAGGAGGACCAAGAGCCAGCCGATTCAAGAAAATGCTGATTGCCCTTGAAGATAAGAACTATCCTGAAGCATCAAAGGAAATGCTAGACAGTAAATGGGCCAGACAAGTACCCAACAGAGCACATGAATTAGCGGAAATAATGAGGAACATTTAATGGTATTAGGATTAGGAAAATTATTTGGCGGTGGAGCAATTCAAGCTGTTTCAAAAGTAATTGACGAAATTCATACAAGTGATGAGGAGCGTCTTGCTGCAAGAAATACAATAGCTAAAATTGAAGCCGAACTTAAAAAAAGACAAATGGATATTAACCTTGCTGACGCACAAAGCAAAGCAGGGGGAGTATCAGGAATGATACAACGCATCTGGAGGCCTCTCATTGGTTTCAGTTGTGCATTAGCTATCTTTTGGGAATATGTATTAAAACAATTTTTAATGTTTCTGATTGCTACATTTAATTGGGAAACTAAACCATTACCTGAATTGGATATGGGAACTTTAATGCCTTTGGTCATGGCGTTACTTGGTATGGGTGCTTTGCGTTCATACGAAAAAGTGAAGAAGGTAAATATTGACCAACCAAAACAGTAGGAGGTTATATGAACTTACTTAAAGATTTATGGACACACTTGAAAGAGTGGTCCGATTGGAAGATGAAAGACTGGATTAAAGCAGGAATTGTTACTCTTGTTGTTTTATTTATTGTTTATAAAATGACAGGGGGGGGAGCGTAATAGATGCCTGAATACAATGGTAAGCACTACGCCTACACCAAGGCAGGGTACGCACAATTAAAAAAAGACAAGGAAAAAGATAAGAAAAAAAAGGAAAAGAAAAAGAAAACATGATTAAATGTCCAACAAAAATTAAGGTTGGATATAAAGATATTACTATTGAGTTTATTCGATCAGACTTTGCCAAGCAGACGGATAGTTACGGTGAATACCACCACCGAGCAAACAAGATTGAAATACAACAGGACTTAACACCGCAAGATTTTGCGAACACACTACTCCATGAAGTTATACATGCAGTAGCTTACGAAATGAGCTTGACACAAGAGGGGAATATTTTGTCTAAAGATTCAAATGAGGAGATAGTAGTGAACTCAATAACAAATGGATTATTAACAGTTATAAAAGATAACTCATGGTTTCTAAAAATTTTACAAGAAAACATTGATAAGAAATAGATCAGGGGAGTGGAGTAAAATCTACTCCCCTTTTTTTTATGCCTAAATGATGTCTATGGCATCTTAAGGTCAATTTTTGACCTTATCATTTCAGCTTTATTGGTATGCCATGAAGGGTGCCGATAATGAACTTGCTTTGAAAGGAGTTACAATGAATAAAGCAATTTCTATATTTAACCAACTGCGACCTCGATCCATCGGTTTCGATGCAGCCTTCAATCATTTCGAGAAAATGTTTGAGGATGACTGGTCCATGTCCACCTACCCCCATTACAATATTTGCAAGACGGGGGACTACACCTACAACATTGAGATGGCCCTTGCTGGCTACAACAAGAAAAATATTGAGGTGAAGTTTTCCAATGGACAGCTTACTATTAAATCCGTGAAGGAGGAAAAGAAAGACAGTGATGATTTAATTCATCAGGGAATATCTAAAAAATATTTCTCCAAATCTTTCACGATTGCGGATGACATTGAAGTTAAGGATGCCGAGTTGAAAGACGGGCTTCTCAAGATTTCTTTGGAGCATATTGTTCCTGACAGTAAAAAAGCCAGAACAATAGAGATTAAATAAACATCAAACGAGGGGCCATCTAGGTCCCTCGTTCTACCAGCATCATCAGATTATTTCGTATCTGCATACCCCATTGCATCGGGGTGTGGCTCTGCATCTTTTCTGATTAATTCCTTGTATTCATCTTCCTTCACCTGATCCCTGAATTTATCCACCTTTATTCTGTCCTCTGGAGAGGTAATGGGGTCTGTGAAGATTGGGGATTCTGGAGCTTGGAATTGTTTTACTTCGTCCTGGTTTCTCTGCATGTGTCCATCAGTAAGTTTCGTACAAAATTCATTTTTACCGAGCAAATCTCCACTTTCGCCATCTTGAAAAATAATAAACCAAACAACAGTATTTCCACTTGTTGTTACAACATTTCTTTTTTCAAAATGACCGACAGCCTTTCTGTATGCCATTGAGAGATACTCTACTATCTTATACTTAACCAATATCTTTTCCTCTCCGTCAAAGAACTTAATTCTCCAAGCAGTTTTTTCATGCACTTTAGTTTTTGGATTTTCTCCACCTTCGGAGAGTTCTTCAATCTGTAAAATATGTTTTGTCATTTATATATATGTTCTCCTATTCCCCATAATAAAAAGATGATGATTAGCAGCAAAGCAATCTCGGCAACATGAAACCAAATCATACTGCCCCCCTCTTAATCATGGATTGATACATGCTGTTATACGATTCAGCAGTGTCCCTTTGATTGCGAAGTGTTTTGTAGTCAAGCGTAACCTTGATTAATTTTTTAACATATTCTTCATAGTCATCACTCGCATAGGCTTGTGTTTCTTTTTCCGTATTGGCTTTTTGGTTTCCAAATCGTTCCACTTTCATTTTATTAATTAAATGTTTTTCTTCCTTTACCACTTGGAGCATGGCAACTTCCAGTTCCGCCTCTTTCTGATCGGTGGAAGTTAAAAATTCTAAATTCTTTTCAACTTGTTCTTCAGTTATTTTCATTGATAATCCCCTCCTTGCGTAAGGTGTAAGCCATGTCCTTTAGCTTGGAAATATATTTTTTATCTTCCGCATAGACCGACAGAGTTTCAATAAGTTTTTCAATATTAATTTCGTCCACAAAGTATTGGCGTAGTCTTTCATTCCTAAAATCCTCATAATGATAACTTTCATTTAATAAATCGGTGTAAGCTATAACACTATCGCATCCTTTTGTGAAGCGTCTGACCTTAACGCTTGCATTGGCAAGGGAAACAATATGATCTTCCCCGTGTATTGCCTTGATGCCGAAGAAGTTTTTACCTTCCTTGGCAAACCTTGAGCTGCCATCGGAACCCGATTCATGCAGGGCTTGGACCAATACCAATTCTATGGGGAGGCGTTCAAATTCTGGTAGGAGGCTATTATAGGCAATCATACAATCCTTAATCCCCTGGATAAACTCCTTACGATTATCATATTCAAAGTCCCAATTAAAAACACCCGAACACATCAGGGATAAAGTTGCACAGAGAATGGTAATAAGATTCATTTCTTTTAAGTATATCTTCTTTTACACCGACCACACAGTATTTGATATTTTCCACTACTTATAAATGTGTTATTACAAATATCATTGTGGCAAGTTTTTGAAACCTTTTTATCATCATTATCAGGTTTCTTCGCATATATGTACATAGGTTTTTCAGTTTGTGCTTTCATGCTTTTTCAACCTTTCTTCCAGTTCCTTAATTTTTTCAGCTTGTTCTGAAATTTTAAGAATAAACTCTTGCAAGGTTCTCATTGGACCAAAGAAAAAACTTTCTTGGATAGAGGTTCTTTCAGGAATTAATATTAAAACATCATTACCTTTTATCCAGCCCGTAAAAACTTTCGGAGGATTCTTTCTATACTTTACTTCAATTTCCATATTAAAATCTGGTACTATTTTTGCAACAACATCACAGGCAGGCAACCCTTGAAATGCCCCACTTCCAGGAACACGAAACGCTTGAATACCTTGATGCTTTAACCAATTCACAACATCATGTTCTTTTCTTCGTCCAGTATTTTTAGGCTTATTGACCATTTTTACTATTGAAATAATCAGACCTTGATTGTGTTATGGCACAGGAAATGGCAACGGCTCTTTTATTCTCTTGATCCAAATTCTTTAAGTTTGGGAACTGGTCTATCAAACCAAAAGCTGTGTCTATGTTTTGCAACATCTTCATCGTTTCTTCAGGACCAGAAGCAGTTGGAGTTTCTTTTTTTACATTGTCCCCATAGTTGAAATCCGTACTGTCTTGGGGTAGAGCAACGGGAGTTGGCCCATCGCTTGAACTTGTAATATTGCTAATGACATTTCCAAAGTCAGTTTTTTCCCAATCAAACTCAACGGATTGTCCAACCTGAATATCACCAACACCTAACTCATTAGTCTTGTCATAGGCTTTCAGGGGGAACTTAAATTTAGGGTTATCTACATCAATAACCAATCCCTGAAACCCCTTTCCAGTTTGGTATTTTTCTTTTACTTTACCTGTTAACATATTTTTTACTCCTTTTATTTTTGGTAAACAATCTTTCAATCTTCGCATGGTTATCCCATCCTTTTCTAAACAATTTAAACTGGGCGAACCCCAACTTTAAATCTTTTTTAGAAAACTCTTTAATCTCCAGTTTGCTGTTATTTTTTGGCAACCTGACTATAATAGCTTTATCAATATCAATATTATCCGTTTCTTTGATGAGTTGACCATACGCACCCAACTGAATTACTGTATCTTCATAGATAGCTTTCCCAGTTTTAAAATCTATCAAGATGTATTTTTTATTTTTTTTAACCAAGAGGTCTGGACAACCACCATACAAATATTTTTTGGATACCATTTGTTTTTCGGTCCAAATTATTTCAAAATTATTCGACAAACTTATCCCACCATTCCTTGAACTTGTTAAACGCCTTGATGACTTTCTCATCAGTAGGTTCTTCATAACTCCATTTCTTAATATAGGATTCAGCAAGGTAATGAACGGAAGTTCCTTGTTCCCCCGCTTGATCCCGTGTTTCACGGTAATCAATCCCGTCCATACCCTGTTTCCAAGCCCAATGTATTAAAGCACCACTATTTTTAAACTTACCTATAATGGTTGTCGTGCCAGGAAGCAATTTTCCATCTAATTCATATTTTCCAGTTGGCATTATTTATTTACCTTAACCACAATAGATTCAGCTTCCCAAGTTAATTTTTTAAACTTACCAAATCTTTTACTCACAGCCTTGAGGGGCTTTGACATTTCTTCATACTTTTTTTCCAGTTCTTTTAATTTATTTTTACTCATAGTTTATCCAAATGGTTTGTCATTTATTGGCGTTAAATTCCAAGTATACCAAGGCCTGTATTTTTTTACCTTGTCCGTGGTGCTGAATTTTATCCTGTAACAATCATAGCAATACCAAATATCACGCAGTTTATCATTAAGTTTAAATTCTTGGCTGACATCAGCATGACCATTACACTTGCAACATCTTTTCATACTAATTGGCCTTGATTTTCATTAATGGGTTTCCAAATGTATGAGTGAAGGTCATAGGTTTGGTTGCTAAATTTGCTCCTTAAATTTTTAGTCATCACTTCGCCTTTTTTTAGTTGATCTGGCGATAAAATCATATATTGACCATCATGTTCAATTTTTACCCCACCCTTCTTAATATATGCACCCACTTCATATGAGCGAATATCCACCCTGCCTCTGAACATTTTAGTTACCTTCTTTATATCCATTTTTACCTTTCTATAATCATTTTATATTATTCTCTTGATATTTCAAACAAATAATATAGAAATATTATATGAAATTAGAAGAATGGCGTACAACCAAGGGAATTAGGTACAGTGAACTGGCAAAATTGCTGGGATTAACCATAAAAAATCCGATAGCGAAGCTTCGAGGATATTGTGTAGGCACAAACATTCCCCGTGAAAAAGAGATGATGCAGAAAATTTTTAAACTGACGAAAAGAAAAGTATCTGCTAATGACTTCTACGATTTAAAATGATAAGACCT